TTTAAAACTCCAAATGGTTTGGAGATGTTACAGTATTTAAAGTCAATAACTATCGAGGCAGTTAGTGGTGCTAATATTTCAGATGCAGAACTTAGACATTTGGAAGGGCAACGATATTTAGTGGCTTTAATAGTCAAAAGAATCAATCATGCAGTGAGGTTAAAAAAATGAGTGAAGAACAAGCAACACCAATAGAACAAACAGAATCAGCTACAGAAACCCCAACTGAAACAAGTGTGCCTCCCACATCTGTTGACTCTGTAGCTGAACCAACTAGACCATCTTGGTTAAATGAAAAGTTCGAAACTGGAGAGGACTTACAAAAGTCATATGATGAACTTGCATCTAAACTTGGCAAAAGCAAAGAAGATGTGAAGAATGAAGTCTTGCAAGAACTTGAAACAGAAGCCTATGCTAATAGACCTGCAAGTGCAGGTGATTATATTATACCTGAGATATTAGATGAAGGTGAGGCGGCAACTAATCCTTTACTGAAATGGTGGTCAGAATATTCTTGGAACAATGGTTTATCACAAGAAGAATTTGATGAAGGTATTACTAAATGGGCAGAGTATAATACTTCTGATGAACCTGATCTTGAACAAGTGAAAAAAGATTTAGGTGATAATGCTAATCCAAGAGTAGAAGCAGTGCAGTTATTTATGAATAAGTTTTTTCCTGAAGAACTACAAGATGCTGTGGCACAGCTTGGCACAAGTGCAGAAGGTATAAAAGCATTAGAACTTATACAAAGATCAATGCAACAAACAGCACCTAATGCTCAGGCATCATCACCATCTAAAGTAACTATTGAAGATCTTATGGCTAAGATGCGAGATCCTAGATACTATGATCCTGCAAGAAGAGATAAAGCATATGTTCAAGAAATAACAGATGGCTTCAAGAGAATTTAATGGCGAGGGTATCTATGATGGATACCCTATAGTCAAATCACATATAAAACATTTAAACTATCTACAAAACAATATGCGAGATGCAGATGTTCGTGAGTGCATGATACATGGATCTACACCTTTTCGTGCTTTGATGGCAGGTATAAGAGAACCGAATAGTGAAAGTTTTACTGTATTAGTTGATGGACAACCTGCATTTATCTTTGGTTGCAATCCTATTATGGATAATATGATAGGTAAAATATGGGCATTAGGCACATATGATATATATAAAATACAAAGAAAGTTTCTTAAATGGTGTGTACCAGTAGTAGATTACTTTCAAAATAAGTATTATCAGCTAGAAAATGTAGTACCTGCTGACCATAATAAGACTTTACAATGGTTAGATTATATAGGTTTTGAGGTTATAGAAGAGCCAATATTAATGAATGGTTTTGCTGTTTTACGATTTGTACGTTGCAAAGGTAAAAAAATTTTGGTAAATAAAGAATATAGCCCAGTTTGTAGCTGATAGCCCTAACGGATAACTAGATGAAGCTAACATTGGATAACTAGAAAAAATGTAACTTTAACTTTTTAGTGGAGAACTGAAATGGCTAATACAATAGATACAGCCTTTATTACCCAGTTCGAGACCGAAGTGCATTTAGCTTATCAAAGAATGGGTAGTAAATTAAGAAATACTGTCCGTACTGTAGCAAATGTATCAGGAAATACAGCAAGGTTTCAGAAAATTGGTACTGGAACTGCGAGTACTAAATCTCGAAATGGACAAGTAACACCAATGGAACTAGCACATACAACTGTAGATGTAACAATGCAGGACTTCTTTGCCGCAGAGTTTATCGACAAGTTAGATGAGCTAAAGACCAATATAGATGAGAGGCAAGCTGTAGCAACAAGTGCGGCGGCGGCTCTTGGAAGAAAAACTGACGAGTTGCTTTATACTGCAATGGATTCAGGTGCTAATAGTACACAGATACATGACACAAGTTCTGCTGTTGAAAAAGCAGATTTGCTTACTGTATTTGAAACTTTTGGTACTGCAAACATTCCAGAAGATGGTGGCAGATATATTGCTATGCACCCAAAGGGATATGCTGACTTATTTAATATAAATGAGTTTGCATCATCAGACTTTGTTGGTGAGCAAAACTTACCTTTTGCAGGTGGCATGACAATGAAAGAGTTCTTAGGATTTAAGATCTTTTCTACTGCGGCTATCACAGCAGGTAAGAATATGGCATATCATACTACTGCTGTTGGTTTAGGTATTGGTGCTGATGTAAGTACAGAACTAAACTACATTGCAGAAAAAGTATCTCATTTAGCAACCTCAATGATGTCTATGGGTGCTGTTGTTATTGATAACAATGGTGTCTATGAACTTCTTGATAATAATTAAGGGAGGTTTAAATGGCTTATAGTGCAAGTGGTTTACACAGAATGGCAGGTGCTAGTGGAGTACAGTTATTCATCTATCAAACAACAGATGCGATTGGTGCTGTAAATACAGCAGGTTATTTTAATAATGCCGCACCTATGTTGAATGTTAGAGATCTAATAATTGTTATGGATACTAATACACCAACAACACATTTCTGTACTGTTTTATCCAATACTGGATCAGTGGTTGACGTTTCAGACGGAACTGCTGTAGCAGAAACAGACGGAGATTAGGAGTAGGGGGAGCAATCCCCCTATCTTTATATGACAAGTACAAGAGCAAATTCAGCAATAGATATAGCATCAAGAGCCTTGGTTCTTATAGGTGCAGAGCCTATTACTTCATTTGACTCTTCTAGTACAGAGGCTTTAGTGGCAACTAATATGTATGAAGATACAGTTAGAGCCATGCTGTCTACAGCAAGATGGAGATTTGCAACAGAACAAGCTGTGCTTGTAGAATTATCTGACACACCTACTGGTAGATTTGATATAGCACATCAACTTCCAAGTAATTTATTAGTTTTACATGGTATTACTGTGAACGACAATCTTATAGAGTTTACAGTATATGGTGACAAAGTATTTAGTGATACTACTTCATCAGATACATTAGTAGCAGACTTTACATTTAGAGCAGATGAAGTTGATTTTCCATCATACTTTTCTTTAGCACTACAGTATTCATTGGCATCTATCTTTGCTACATCAATAGCTAGAGATGATAGACTTATGCAGTTGATGGAAACAAAAGCTAATCAACTTATGGCAAAAGCTAGAAACATAGATGCACAGCAACAAACAACAAGAAAATTAGTTACATCAAGATTTATTTCTAATAGGAGAAGTTAAATGGCTAGAGTAAGAGTGCCATTAAATAACTTTCAGTTTGGAGAGATAAGTCCTTCTTTAACATCAAGAACAGATACTAAAGTATATACTAATGCAGGTGAGCAGGTTAGAAACTTTTTTATTAGATCTGAAGGTGGTTTGAAGAAAAGAACTGGCACAAAACGTATTGCAAACTTTGGTAGTAATCCTGCATTTACAGCACTAGCTAGTCTAAGGCAGAGTGTAAGAATAGAACCATTTATATTTTCAGATGATGAAAAATACATAATAGCATTTAGTAATACAAGAATAGAGATATTTCAGATTAGTCCTACTGATGGAACTGTATCATCTATACAAGCAATTACTGGACAGTCATGGTTAGTAAACACAACATCAGATCCATACTTAGAAGAGATTACTTTTGCACAACAAGGTGATCTAATGTTTATATGTCATAATACTTTTCAGACTAGAATACTAGAAAGAACTGGACTTACTACATTTGCAGTATCTACATTTAACTTTGATACATCAAGAGATGGTAATGATATCTTTCAGCCATACTTTAGTTTTCAGCCATTAGGCATGACTATAACTGCAAGTGGCACTACTGGTAGTGTTACTCTTACAACATCAGCAGATTATTTTGTATCTGGTCATGTAGGTACTGATCTATTGATAGGTGAAACAAGATGTAGAGTAACTGGATTTACAAGTGCTACACAAGTTACTGCTACTGTAGGTGGTACGTTAAGACAGCAACTTGAGATAGATAGTCTTAAAACTTTTGAGGGTAGTGGTACAGTTAGAGTGACAAAGGCTTTGCATGGTTTAGCTGTTGGAGCATCAGTTACCTTTGAAAGATCAGGTGCAGTAGGTGGAATAGCTAACAGCAATATAAATGGTTCAAGAACTATTACTGCTGTTCCTGATGAAAATACATTTGAGTTTACAGCAGGTAGCAGTGCTACTGCTACATCTAGTGCTATAGGTGGTGGTAGTCCTCGTATTGTAACTGGTGCGGCTACTACTGAGTTTAGCGAGATGTCTTATTCACCTCTTCGTGGTTATCCTGCGGCAGTTACGTTTCATCAAAATAGACTTTGGTTTGGTGGCACTTTGGCACAGCCTGATGGTATATGGGGTAGTAAATCAGGATTGTTTTTTAACTTTGATGTTGCAGATGCACAAGATAATGATGCTTTAGATCTTACTGCTAATGTAGGTGAAATATTTTCTATTAGACATTTAGTATCTAATAGAGATCTACAGATATTTACTACTGGTGCTGAATTGTTTATTCCTACTGTTGCTAACAAACCAGTTACACCATCTAATGCACAGATTAGAAGGCAGACACCTTTTGGATCTAGCTTTGTAAAACCTACAGTGTTTGATGGTGCTACTCTGTTTATACAAAAAACTGGCAGTGCATTAAGAGAGTTTTTATTCACAGATGCAGAAAGTGCATATACATCTGTAGCTGTATCAGGTCTTGCACCACATCTTATATTAGATCCAGTACAACAAACATCTATCAAAGGTGCTTTGAATAGAAGTGAGTCTTATGCTTTTCTTATAAATAATGATGGCACTATAGCTGTGTTTTATTCAGTAAGAGGAGATCAAAAAGCAGGGTGGAGTCTGTGGGATACACAAGGATTATGGCATAGTATCTGTGCAGTACATGAAAGATTGTTTGTAGTCTGTGCTAGAGATGATGGCTCAGGTACTACTAAGTTGTTTTTAGAAGAGTTCCAAGATGATATGCCTATGGATTTTTGTAATACATTTAGTGGTAGCTCAAGTGTCTTTGGTAGTTTAGGTTCTCATTTTGCAAATAATGCTGTAGTGAAAGCTACAAATGGTAATGATTTCTTAGGTGAGTTTACAGTAGCAAGTGGTGAGATAGATGCTAGTGCTGTAAAGAGTGGATTAAGTCAGGCATTTATAGGATATGCTTTTACTCCTACTCTAAAAACTTTACCTATAGATGCGGCTATACAAGGTGGACCTTTAACTGGAGAGCCTAGACAAATACCTAAAGTCATATTAGATTTACATTCAACACTTGCTGTTAGTGTGCAAGGTCCAAGCACAACATCAACAAGTAGAGATTTGGTTATAAGGAATACAACGGATACTGTAACTGGTGGCTTTATGGAAAGATCTGCTGTAACTGGTAAAGAAGAATTTAGGTTATTAGGATATAGTCGTGATCCTAGAGTTATAGTATCACAGTCTTTTCCTTTGGATTTACAGATTAATGGAATGATAGTAGAGGTGGCATTTTAATATGGGATTACCATTAGCATTAGCAATAGGCTCAACAGCAATAAGTTTTTTTGGTTCAATGAGTGCGGCAAAAGCTGCCAAACGAGAAGCGGCTTTACAACGTAGGCAACTTCAAAGACAAATAGAAGGCGCACAGTTAGCATCTTTGCAAGATCATAATAATCGTATGGCAAACTTACAAGTTTTCTTAGGAACAAATGATGCATTATCTGGAATATCAGGTAGAGATATGGGATCAGATAGAAGCTATAAAGCTATACAAGAAAGAGCTAAAACACAAATGGCTACTGAAACAGATCGTAAGTTTTTACAATCATTAAATGAACAAGCTAGATTATCACTGGCACAAACAGTAGCTATGGAAAAAGGCAGGAACTTATCAAGAGCATATAGGTATCAAGCATTTGGCACATTGTTTAGTGGAGCAATGAAAGCACAACCTTTAATGGCAGGGAGTGCTACTACTGGTCAACCTAATTATGGATTTACTCCATCAACATCAGGATTACGTTAATGGTACAGTTTTTAAAAGCAAAACCTACATCATTTATTAACAAACCTGTCGGTGTTGTTAGTACAGATATGGGTGGCAAAGAAGCGGCTAATACTTTAGCAAGTGTAGCTAACAATATTGCTACACAAGCCTTTGCTAGAGCTACAGCAGATCAAGAAAAGTTTGGTAAAAATTATGCTAGATCTATGAGTATAGATGTAAGAGATGGTAATGGTAACTTACAATTCAAACCAATAGATTCTACATTAAGTGATGTTGCTAAAGCAAGTGCAGAGCCAATAGTAAGACAAAGATATGGTGAAGCATTACGTTTAGATATTAATAATGCAATTATGGATATAAGACGTAACTCAAAAACTTCAGCAGAGTTTAAACAAAATGTTGAAGTTAGAATGGGAGAGTATCTAAAAGATGTAAAGCGATTTGGTGGCAGTGATTATGAAGGTGTTATTACACAAGATATTGCTAAAGTATCATCACAACACTTTCAGGATATGGCAACTAATGAATTTAATGATGCTCAGAAAGTAGCCGCAGTAAATAAACAGTCAATAATTACACAAACAAATAATGATTACATTACATCTATTGCTGATAGTGTCAGAGCAAATAGCAACCTAACTGGTGACAACAGTATTGCAGAACTAACACAAGAATTAAATGTATCTAAGTTTATTATAGATAAGTTAGTACAAGATAATAATGACAATCTATTTGAAAATAATCAGAATCCAAGCATACATGGAGCAGAGTTTAGAAAGATAAAATCTGCTACAGTTAAAGGTCTTATGAGAGGTTTAATTGCAGGTAAAGATGGTAAATTTTTAAGAGCAGTAAGACAAAGTGTCTTAAATGGTAAGGATACAATAGATCAAAATGGTAAACAGTTATTAACTAAATATGAACAACAAGTATTACAATTAATAAAAGATCAAAATAAAGATGACTATGCTTTAGATGAATTAAATGCAACTTTAACAGTAGTATCTAATGATGAAAGTAATGCAAGAGCAGTTAGAGCCGCAGAAATAAAAGATAAAAACTTTTATGAAACACAAATAGAAGCAAAAGATGCTTCATATATTTTTAAACAAAATATACAAGAAAAGTTTTATGAAGATGGATTTACATTAGGATCTGAAATATCTAGTGCAGGTGGTGAAGTTACAGATAATTTTGTTAATGTTATAAAAAAGAAAACCTCTGAAATAGTCGCACAAAGACAATTTAAAACTACAAAAATTGGTAATGAAGTTGTTGGATATGATCTTAGTGATAAAGAAATCAAAACACAACTAGCTAAATATTCTCATAACATTGCTGATAAAATGATTAAAGGTAGTGGTTTATTTGTTACATCTGCATCAAAAGAAAATCTTTTAAATTATATTGTTAATAAAAGTGAAAAAGGACTAACTGCTAAACAACTTACTGTAGCTAAAAATATAGAAAAAGTTTTTGATTCAGCAGTATCAGATAATAGTTATATCAAAGATACATTTAAATCTGCTTTAAATTCAGCATCAATAGTTGCATTAAAGAATGAGCAAAATGAAGCAGAAAATTTAAAAATACAAAATGTAGGATTTGAGGCAGAAAATGGTTTAGGTGTCCATACTGCAAAACGAGCAGATGATTTGGCAAAATATTATGGTGTTAATTTAAATTATTTTGCACAAGGTAAGTTTAGTGATGATCTTCAGGCTGATGAAGGTACACCTGAAAGAAAGAAAGCTGAAGCTCTTGATCTTGTTATGAGTAATGGATTCTTTCCAAAACCAGTATTGGAACTAATGAATCTTGCAGTTAATGGTAATGGATCGGCTTTTTCGATAAATCAGGCATTAAATTTCTTTAATAAATATACAAGAATAGAAAGAGATGGTAGTTCAGTCGATAGACTTTATGATGTGTTAGATAAAAAAACATACAAGATGTTATCAGTAGCAAACACTTTATCACAATTTGTAGGCACTAATACATTTGGGATACAAACTGAAGGTGATGAAGGTGTCACTATAAAACAGTTGATGTTAAAATTAAATCAAACTCGTATAGACTTAGATCAAAACTCTGCTTCATTTAAAGCAAACTTAGCAGATCTTGCAGAGGGTGAAGGTGGCATAAATAGTTCTTTTGATTTTTTATTAGAAGAAATGAATTTTGATATTAAAGAATCAGAAGAGTTTGCACCTATCTTAGATATGTTTTTATCTCTTGATATTGGAAAAAATATTATTTTAGACCATTTTGAGAATATAAAAAATAGTATTTATGTTGATGGAGAAGGTATGATTATTGACGTAATGGGTGGTGGCAATTTATTAGATAGAAGTAAACACGCATTTTTACGCACAATACCTGATTCTAATTTACGTCAAGGTGTAAGAATGTTTATACAAAATGAATTATCTAAAATACCAGTAGTAGCTGATCCTTTAACTGCTGATGAAGATTCAAGATACTTTTTAAATTATAAACCTAATGATTTAGAACGTATTGAAATGATGAAAACAGCTTATGGTAAATCTATATTACAACAAAAAAGAGAAGATGAAAAAGGTGGAGTGCCAGTATTTTTACAGCCATATCCATATGGACCTGATAATTCAAGAGTAAGATATGCCGCATTTTACAGAACAACAGATGGTCAGTTCAAACCAGTTAAGAATGATGGTGTAGATGTTGTATTTGATTTAGCTGAGTTGTTACAAACAGTAAGTCCAGACTTTGATCCTGAGGAATAATTATGCAATATAATTTATTCGATACTACTACAGAATCTTATAATCCTTATAGAGATATTATATCAGCACAAGAGGTTATGAAAACAACTCTTAGACCTTATAAGATGTTAGCTGATGTAGAAAAACCTGAAGAAGTATCATTTGGTCAAACAGTTTCAGCATCATTAGGTTATACCTACAATCCAGTAATAGATTATATTTCACAACTACAGTTTGATGAAGAAGCACGAGATCCAAACTATAATCCTTTTGCTGATATGGAAGGTTTTGCAGGATATGAAGAAGTTTTGAAAGATGCTGTAAATGCAGATCATATGAAACTTCTTAAGAAACAACTTAGACGTAATCTTAAGAATAGAAGAATATTAGGTAATGCAAGTATTGGTAAACAAATTATTGCAGGTATATTTGATCCTATAAATATATTACCATTACCTTTTGGTTCTATTGGTAAGACTGTGGCAACTAGTGCTTTTAGAACTGGTGCTAGTGTTGGTGTTTTGTCAGCAGGAACAGAGGCACTAAGATATACATTTGATCCTTTAGCTACTGGTGATGAAGTTGTAGGTAATATTGCGATTGCTACTATAGGTGGTGCAATATTAGGTGGTGCTATTGGTGGTGTAAATAAACTTAGAGTTAGAAAAGCACAAAAAGAAATAGAAACAGAAATAAAAGATTTCAATAATTTAGCTGATGATGTTGCGGCATTGAATAGAGCAAGAGATAATGTAGACACTACACAACGACCACTAGCAGGTGCAAAAGAACAAGAACTATTAAACGAACAAGCAACCTTACCTAACTCATTAGAAGAACTACAATCACTAAAAGAAAAGTTAAGAAAAGATGATTTAACTTGGATATACGATCAAGAAGGACCAATAGCTAGAGCTAAACTTGCAGATAATAATGAAATATTAAAAGAAAGAAAAAGATTAATAAATAAAATTGTTAATCAAAACAAAGGCTTAACAAAGAAAGCTAAAGATACTGTTAAGTTTTTAGAAGGTATAAAAGCTGCAAGAGATAAATTTGCAGAACCATTACTTAAAATTAAAGAAGATTTATTGGCACAAGCTAGAGGTGAAAAGGGTTTAAATATTGGGTTATCTAAAAATCAAATTGATTTTTTAAAGAAGATATTAGCACAAGAAAAACAATTATTTCTTACAAAAAAACAAACTGCAATGATTAAAAGAAAAATTAAAGAAGTTGAAGTAGCACAAAAACGTATTGATGCAAATATGAAAGATCTTATCAATAAGAATAAAGGTGTCCGTGATATTATTAGCATTGATAAAGTAAAAGAAATACAAGCAGAGAATGTTAAACTAAACAGAGAGATTGGTCACAATAATAATTTACAATCTGTTGTTAAACAAGAACAAGAGATGATTGACGAGATTGGTAAAGTTAATACTGAGCTTACAATAAGAAGATCAGAAGATGAAGCTATGCTTGATGCTGATGGTGTGCCAATAGATAAATTTAAGTTACAGCCTAATTGGTATACAGATAATTTTGTATACAAGGCTTTAGTTACACCCATGAAGAAAGTATTTCAAAGTAAAGAGCTACCACTAGCTGTTAAGAATGCTTTTAGTAAATTAGCAAATGATGCAGGATTAACACAAGTGGCACATAAGTTAGGTGCTACATTAGGTATGTCTGTATATACAAGAGCCGCAGTTCGTAATGGTGAGTATGTTCAAGCACATGATGCACTTAGAGCTTTATATGCAGAACATACTGGTAAAAATATGAATGTTATGGATATAGATTTTCAAAAGAAAGGATATCATGAGTGGCTTGAGGACACATATTCAAGAGTATTAAAGCAAGAAAAACTATCCGATTTAGATAAAAGAGTAAAAACTATTGTTGATGATTTTATGAATCGTTGGGAAAAAAGACTTAGAGATCAAGGATTGATAGGTAGTTCACAACATTTTACAGTTAAAATTACTCAAGAAAATATTAGATTACAAAACTATGTAAAAAAACTTAGAGAAATATTAGATCCTGAAGTATATGCTAAACGTACTGGCAAACAAGCAAAACTATATTCTGTTACAGAAGAAGCAAGACAGCTTGAAAAAGACTTCATAGCTTTTACTAGAGGTGAAGTTGTTGATCTAGCTAAACTAAATAAAACTCTTGATAAATTAGAAAAATTTAAAATCTCTGGAATAAGAATGAGAAGAGTTAATGACTATAAAAATGATAGAGTTATACCTGAGATAAGAAAGATACAAGAAGATTTAAAAATGCTAAAAGATAATCTTGAACTTTCTAAAAAAACAAAAGTTACACCAAATAATGAAGAGTTCTTTTTTCCTAGATATTGGGATATTGCGGCAATCAAAGCAAACAGAGTAGATTTTGAATCTAAGCTAATTGATTGGTATACAAACAATCCTACAATATTAAAGAAAAATAAAGACGGAACACTTGAAAGGGTTGAGGCACTAACAACAGCAGAACTACAAAGAGCCACAGATCCAGTCGGTATAGCTAAGAGAGTAAAAGCTACAGTAGATACAATTATAAAAGAAAGAGTTGATGTAACTGATGATGCTATAGCTTTTTATGGTCATGGTAAATCAAAACATTTTAGACACAGAACACTTGATATACCTAATAAGTTTGTAGCTGATTATATTGTGAGAAATCCAGTACAAGTTATGAAAATATATACACAACGAGTTGCAGGTAGATATGAGTTTTCTAAACAGTTTGGTGGTAGATCTGTAGATCAAGTTATAGCTGATTTAGAAATGGATATGTTTAATGCAGGTCAATCTACTGCAAAGATGAATGAAGTTAGAAAAGACTTTTTACATATGTATGATCGTGTAGCAGGTAGGGTTTTAAGGAATCCTGATAGATTCGATCAAAGATTTGTTAATATGTTGAAAGATCTTGCACAGTTAAATTATCTTGGTAGTGCAGGGTTTAGCACATTACCTGATTTAGCTAAGGTTTTGATGGAGCATGATCTTGGTAATGTTATGAAAGGTCTGCAAGGTATATTACAAAATTCAAAAGTAAGAATGAATGCCAAAGAGGGTAGACTTGCAGGTGAAATATTAGAGATACTTCAAGGTGATGTGCATATGAGATTGATTGAGGATTTACAAAACAATCCTTTATCTCAAAAAAAGTATGATATTGCAATGAGTAAAGTAAGAAATGTTTTCTATCTTTTAAATGGTTTAGCACCTGCTACAAATCTTATGAAGAAACTTGATTCTGTCATAAGAACACATGAACTTATCGATTTTGCTGTTAAAGATGCCAAAGGTGTAGCAAAAACAAAAGATATTGAATATTTAAGAAGATACAATATAGATAAAAAGAAAGCACAAGATATTAAAAAACTTGTTGATGATGGTATTATAGAGAATACTAAGCCAAATGGATCAGGTGTTTATTTAGGTAATTCTGAAAAATGGTTAGAAGCAGGTGTACCTGAAGAAACATTAGATACATTCAGGGGTGCATTAAATAATGGTATAATGAATACTATATTGATGGGAACTCCTGCTGATAAACCAATTATTGCAGATGGTGTTGTTTATATTCCACAATGGATTGGTAATAAGTTCGGTTTAAAATCAGATAAGAGATTCAAAGGTTATACTAGAATTGAAACTGGTTTAGCAGGACTACCATTTCAGTTTTGGTCTTACAGTTTCGCCGCCGCAAATAAGATTACAGCGGCTATGATGACAGGTCAGGCAAAGAATAGAGCCGCCGCCTTTGTTGTTGCAACTGGGTTAGGGTATATGTCACTTGCAATTAAGAGTCAGTTTGGAAGTGATTTTGTTAGTTTTAAGTGGGATAATATGCCTGCTGAAGATAAGTTTGCAAGATCAATAGATGCTTCAGGTTTGTTGGCTATGTATAGTGATTTGTTTTATACAGCTATGAATACTAGTATGGCACTAGGTGGACCTGATATTTCAGGTGGATTATTGCAACCAAAGTTTCCACAAGAGAAAAATTTTGTTGATGCCCTTACAGCTATAGGTGGTGCAGGACCTGCAATAGGTGTAGATATTGCGAGAGGTTTACATGATTTTGCTATTGAAGGTAAATATGGAGAAGGATCAAGGCAAGTTATAAAGAATTTGCCTTATATGAGATTATGGTTTATTAAAGGAATGGTAAACGAATTAACTTCTGTCTTAGTAGATATTGAAGATGAAGGTTTCGATAGAGCAATGAGGACTAGGTTTTAATGACAATAGTATTGAGTGCAAATACACCACGAATAAGTTACACTGTTAATGAGGGTGACTCTCGTACAACTTTTCCTACTGATTTTGTATTTTTTGAAACAACAGATGTAAATGTTTTTGTTGATGGAGTTGCAAGATCATTTGATGCTTCAACATCAAGCTCAACAAAGTTTACTCTAAGTGGTGGCAATGGTTCTACTGGAACTGTAACAACACCTGTCACTGGCGCAACTGGTGGCAGTACTGTTGTCATCACTAGAGATGTTGAGCTTAAACGTACTACTGACTTTCCTAGTTCAGGTGCTTTTGAGATTTCTAAATTAAATACAGAGTTAGATACTATTATTACAATGATATCTGATTCACAAGATGAAAACTCACGAGCAGTAAGATTACTTGATAATGATGATTCTGCTACTTTAACATTGCCTCTCAAAGCTGATAGAGCAGGTAAAATATTAGGATTTAATTCATCATCAGGAAATGCTGAAGCTGTTAACCATATTACTACAGCGGCAGTTACAGTATCTACATTAAGTGCAGGATCTTCTGCTACTGCAACTGTATCACAATCAGGTAATACAGCTACATTTGCATTAGGTATACCTACTGGTCCTGCAGGTGCAACTGGCGCAACTGGTGCTACTGGAGCAACTGGTGCAACTGGATCAACTGGTGCAACTGGACCTCAAGGACCTACTGGACCTCAAGGTCCTGCAGGAGCAGATGGTGATATGACAAGTTTTACAGTAGCAGGATCATCAGGTTCAAGCCAAACTATTACAAATGGTAACACATTAACTATTGCCGCAGGATCAGGAATAACAACAACTGCTAGTGCAACTGATACTGTTACTATAGCTGTCACTGCTGATCCAATAGCTTTTGCGATTGGACTTGGATAAGGAGATATAAATGGCAAACACATTTAAAGTCAAAACTAACGGAGCAATGCCTGCAAGTGCAGGAACACCTCTGACGTTATATACAGTGCCAAGTTCGACAACGACAATAGTGATAGGCTTAATGCTGTGTAACATACATACAACTTCAGTTACAGTAGATGTTCAGTTAGTTTCAGATACTAGTGACACAGAAACAAATGAAACAGTTTTGTTAGCTAAAGATGTTAGTATACCAAATGGCTCAACACTAGAGCTACTTACTGGTGGTAAAGTGGTTTTACAAACAACAGATGTTCTCAAAATAGATTGTTCAGTGACAGGTAAAATAGATGCAACATTAAGTATATTAGAGATTACATAGGTGATACATGGGATTTATAGGTAAACAACCAACACCAGTACCATTAACATCATCAGATATTACAGATGGTATAATATCTACTGCAAAGATTGCTGATGATGCAGTTGATAATACAAAATTAGATTTGACTGATGACTATAGTTTAACTGGTGCTTTTACATCTAAAGGTATAGATGATAATGCAAGTTCTACTGCTATGACTATTGATAGTTCAGGTAATATAGGTGTTGGTGGCTCACCAAATAATCATGGTAGCATGAATAAAACTTTTGAAATAATTGGAACTTCTGAAGTTGAATTAACACTTCATGCAACAAGTGATTCCTTATCTACTGGATCAAGGATTGGTCAAATTAATTTTTCTGCTGGAAGTGATTCTACTGTACCGATGGTTGCAGCAATAAAAGGAGGTGTAGCTGGAACAGATGAAAATAAAGGCTTTTTAACATTTAATACAAGAGGAACTGATACTGGTGGTTTGCCTTCACAACGTATGGAAATAGGTAATGAAGGAGATATTGGTATAGGTACTGGCTCTACAAGTTCTTATTTTTTTTATTGTATAAATACCCCTGGTCGTGGTGTTGTATCTTATTTTGCAGCAACTAGTGGTGCTGGTGTTTATTTAAGTAATGGTGCAGGTTCATGGTCAACAGCATCAGATGAAAATATAAAAGAAAATATAACTGAGTTAGATAAACAGAAAAGTTATGACAATATAAAAAATATAAGAGCAGTAAATTATAATTTTAAAGATGTAGTAAAGACTGATGAAGATGGCAAAGAAGTTATACATAAAGATGATATAAAACGTTTAGGTTTTATTGCACAAGATTGGCAAAAAAAATATCCTGAAATTATAGTAAAAGGACCCGAAGATAATTTAGGACTTAGCTATACAGAAACAATACCAGTTTTATTATCAGCCTTACAAAAAGCACAAGAAAAAATTGAAGCATTAGAAGCTAGAGTTTCAGCATTGGAGAGTTCTTAATGGCATATATAGGCAAAGAACCACAAGTAGGTAACTATATCAAGCTAGATGCTATTAGTACTTCTAGCACTAACACATATAACCTTACTAAAGATTCAGTGGCATTTACACCTGAGTCAGCATTACATATGCTTGTATCTTTGAATGGTGTCATACAATCACCATTAAGTTCATTCTCTGTGTCAGGCTCTACTATTACATTCTTGCCTAGTAGTGGCACTTTGTCCTCCAGTGATACAATAGATTTTATTCTTGTGTTAGGTAATGTACTGGATATTGGCACACCTAGTGATAGCACTGTGACAGATGCAAAGGCAAACTTTGTATCAACATCATCAAATGCTGGGTTACAGATTAAGGGTGATGGTACTACTGATGGAACATTGCAATTAAATTGTAGAGTTAATTCTCATGGTATTAAATTAAAATCACCACCACATTCTGCTGGTCAATCATATACATTAACTTTTCCAACAACTGCACCATCAGCTAATACAGTTTTACAAACAGATGGTTCAGGAAATTTATCTTTTGCAAATAATATAACAACTGTTAATAGTGGTGGTGTATCTGTTAGTGGTACTATTGGTGCTGATTTTACAGGTTTACCATCAGGAATAAAAAGAATATTTGTTAATTTTTATGGTGCAAGTGCTGGAAGTGATACTGGAGCTTTAATAAGACTTGGAACAAGTAGTGGTTTTGTATCTTCAGGGTATGGTTCTCTTTCTCGTTATGATGGAGGTGGGCAAAGTGATGCAACTGGTTTTTTTATTGGATACACTAATGGTTCAAATTCTATTAACGGAACTGTAATAATAAATCACATGGGAAGTAATGTTTTTGTTAGCTCTCATTCTACAATGTACAGTACATCAGGAGGTGCTTTTGGTGGAGGTTATAAAGATTTAGGTGCAACTTTAGACAGATTAACAGTCAGGTTAGTTTCAGGTGGTAATTTTGATGCTGGTTTAATTAATATAATGTATGAGTTATAAGGCAATACTATGGCAAAAAAAATTATATATGATTTTTCAACAAATAAAACAGTTACTAGAGATTTGACAAGTAAAGAGCAAAAAGAACTTGATGCACAAAAACCTAGTGCTGAAAAAAAATTAGAATATTTAAGATCTGAAAGAAATAAATTATTGTTTGAAACAGATTGGTGGGCATCATCAGATTTAACAATGACAGATGCACAGAAAAAGTATCGTCAAGATTTACGAGATATTACTAAGACATATCAAAGTTTATCAGATAAAGACTTTGCATTTCCAACAAAGCCAACGGAGTAAATTATGCCTTTAGTAAAAACACAAGCAGAAGGAATAAACTTAGCAGATACATTTGCTTTTACTGGTACTGTAAGTGGTGCTGGGCAAATGGTTCTTTTACAAACAATAACAGCTAGTGCTGATACTGAACTAGATTTTACTGGTCAGTTTACTTCAACATATAAAAATTATGAACTACATGGAACAAATATCCACATGAGTGGAGATGGAAACCATCTAGGAATGAGATTTTTTGTGGGTGGAGCAATCAAATCAGATAGTCACTATAGATATACAAGAATAAGATTATATAGTGGTTCAACTGCTAGTGTAACTGATAATGTCGTTGGTCATGTTGAACAGACAGACACAGACTTTGCTATAATAGGTGGTGAATCAATAGGCAATGGTACTGGAGAACATACTAATTTTAAAATTACTATTTTTGATCCATTAGGAACTGACAACTACAAAATGATGAAAGCTGAATCTAATTATATAGATTTAACTCCTGATAGTGGTCAAATTCATTCTGGTGGTCATTACAAGAACGGAACTGCTGCTCTAACAGGTGTTCGTATTTTTCCAAGTAGTGGGAATATAACATCAGGCGAGTTTAAATTATATGGGATAATATAAATGACTAGGTATAGAAATGTAAATGGAGAAAGAATAGCTTTTACAGCTAAAGAAGAAACTGCAAGAGATGCAGTAGAGAAAGCTTGGGAAGATGGAAAGGCTAATAGAGAGTTAGCAAATCTAAGAAATAAGAGAAATATTTTATTAGCTGAAACAGATTATCTAGCCTTAACAGATGTGACAATGACTGATGCTTGGAAAAACTACAGACAAGAACTAAGAGATATAACTAAAACATTTCAATCAATGGAAGATAAAGATTTTAAGTTTCCTGAGAAACCGAGTTAGCATATGGAACTTGATTTAGTCTGGAACATAATTATTACATTAATTATTATGCCATTTGCATGGGCATTTAATAAGATGTTTACAGAAGTAAAACGATTACAAATACTTCTAAATAAAACAAGAGAAGAATACGCAACAAGACAAGACTTGCGTGATACGTCTGGTCGTGTGATGGAAGCCTTGCACAGACTAGAAGATAAGATAGATAAGGTTCTGAATGTGAGGTGACACTGTGCTAGAAATGCTAATGATAGCGAATAGTGCTTTTGCAGTCATCAAACAAACACTCGAAAATGGTAAAGATATAGCCTCAGCAGGATCTGCAATAAGTCGTTTCGTGAGTGCTGAAGATCAGCTACAGAAAGATTTACATAGAAAACGTAATAGTATCTGGACTAATTTATTAGGCAAGACTGACAATGATCTTGAAGAGTTTATGGCACTGGAACAGATACGAGTTAAACATGATAAGCTACGAGAGTATATGCAACTATATGGTAGGGCAGGGTTGTGGACTGACTACCAAGCATATTGCGCTGAAGCTCGTAAAGCTAGAAAAGAAGCCGCAGATAAAGCTAAGAAACGTAGAGAAGAAATCAAAGATCTTTTCTTAAAAATTATTTTAATTATACTAATAACTACTTTACTTGCAGGTGTAGTAACTGTACTTGCAGTAATAGCTAAGAAGAAAGGTATCATATGACTGCATTTATGTTGGCTTGTTATATGAATGGTGT